CACTCTAGACGGAAATGAAAGTATTAGTTTGATTTCTAAAAAAGTAGAGGTGACAGCAGATGAAGTTTGTAATATAATGACAGATGGCACACTTCAAATGTCAGCAATAAATATTATGAAAATGTATGGTGGTTCAATTGAAAAGTTGACTGGTGTTGGAGTAAAACTTTTAAAAACTACTTCATTTCCATCAACACTTAATTTGCCATTTAAAATTTAATTAGGAGATTGATATGAGTTCTGTATGCAATAGTCCAGAAATGATGGCTGGACCACTTTATGTTACAAGTGAAGAATCGACACCAAAATGCAATCAAGATGATAAAGGACAACCTGTAACAGGATCTGCTTACATTCAGGGACCTTTTAATGTCGGAGAAGAGTTCTCAAGTGTAAAAGCTACAGTAATGCTTGGAGAACTTAATAATAACCAAACAGAAACTCCAGATAGGACACTTCATGTTACTGGTGATGCTATCATAGAAGGTGATGGGAAAACTGAAAATGCTTTATATATTACGGGACCAACTACAGATGTAGTTTATATTGATGGCGATTTATATGTGAGTGGAAAAGTTGACTGTGATAATAAAGGAAGATTGGCATCTAGATTCGCAACCGCAGATGAAAAAGGAAAAACCTTTGATATGGTTCATCCAACCAAAGGTAAGGGATGGAGATTATCATATGCATGTATAGAGGGACCTGAAATTGGAGTTTACTTCAGAGGAAGGTTGACTAATAAAACTGAAATTGAATTTCCTTATTATTGGAAAGACTTGGTGCATGAGGATAGCATTTCCGTTCAACTCCAACCCATCGGAGCGCATCAGGATGTTATCGTTAAAAGATGGGATGAAGAAAAAGTATATCTTCAATCAAAAGGTGGAATGCCAATAGATTGTTTTTATCACATTTATGCTGAAAGAAAAGATATCAATCCTCTTCATGTAGAATATGAAGGAAACAGTTGGAGTGATTATCCAGATCCAAATCACATAAATCCAAATATAGAAGATGAAAAAAGAAACTTACTTGATCCAAAATATAGAGGACCCAGAAATACGATTACTAAGAAACAGGTACGACCTCTTGACACCTGACCCAGGACCTGATACACTACTAAGGTAATCAACGGATGACCAAATGCAAGAAGAGTATCTCTCACGATGCGTGGTGGACCCAATCAAACGAACCGTGTATCTGTACTCCAGTGAGGGGTCAGAAAAGCAAGTGGTCTGCGATACCGTGGATGAGTTTATGAATGTGTTAGACTTTGTTCGTGCTACTGTGGATGAAGAGACACTCTCATACGCAAATCCACTTTAAGTTCCATTTTTGGGGGGAAAAATTCCCGGCAAAATTTTAGACCCATTACTTTTTTAAATGAGACCTGAAACACGAGAATCAATGGAAATGCTGTTCTCAGCAAAATGGAACGTTCCTAAGGCGGCATCAAACTGTGGTCTTACTTCTAAAGAGATGAAGATTACATTTAATGAATACTGTCGTTTACACCCTCCCACTTATGTGTTAAAATCTGACAATCAACTCAGTTTCTTCTGAGTTTTTATGGGCGAGTGATGAAATTGGTTAGACATCTCAGACTTAAAATCTGACGGGCATTGCGCCCATGCGGGTTCGAGTCCCGCCTCGCCTATGAGGATTATCCTCTAAATAACCAAAAGTACGGAACCTTATGAAATACCGTATTGATGCCAGATATGTTTGGTATAATCGAGGAAAACAAATTGTTTTGCTTTATTTCATAAATTCTATTCCTTTTACTTTTGATGAATTGCCAGACGAATCTATATTCGATTTGGAACTTATCAACCTAGCAGACAACGAAAGACGATTTGAACCAGAAGACTTATATCAATCTTCTTACTATCTCATGTTAGAAGAATGTCATCCTTTGCTTTATGAGTTGGATTTAGAAAATCCAGAAATGTTGCCTGTTGATTAATTTGCCGAATTAGTTCAGTGATAGAACGCCATACTTGTAATATGGATGTCATCGGTTTGATCCCGGTATTCGGCTTGAGTTCTTTACAACTCCAAATGTCACTTATTTCACAAAAAGACCGCGAGATGGTCATTGAAGCACTTGAATATTATGTTCAAAAACTTAAGGATGATAACTGCACGGATGCTTCCATTACAGCATTCCAAACTCTTCTTAACTGGGTCGAACTCGAACACTTCAAAAATGAAAATTAATCTCTGGTATTGTGAAGATATGAAGCAGTGGCGTTGGACACTCACTGATAATTCTAGACCAATTATAAGACAAGAATCGGGACAACAACCATTTCTTCGTGATGCAATGGAAGATATTGCAAACACGGTAGAATATATGTTAGATTGCAAACAAATTGAGTAAAAATACTTAATGAAATCAGATTTTTACATAGATAAGGTAAGTAAGGAAGAAATCAAAGAACTTCTTTACACCTATCATTATCTTAAAGACGAATCAAAAGATTTCAAAAGTGGTTTTAACTATGGACTTTATAAGCACTCTTTCACAGATGTCCTTAGAATTGGCAGGTGTCTTGGTGCTTGCATTTTTACTGGTCTCCCTGTTCCAGAAATAGCTGTAGGAGCATTTGGATTAAATCGTAATGAACAACAAGGAATATTTGAACTCTCAAGACTTTGCATCGAACCTAGTACGCAGTCATGCGAACATAACATCACTTCTTGGTTTGTGTCACGAGCGATTAGACAATTTCGGAAAGATACTGAAGTTAAAGCAATCATCTCTTACGCTGATAGCAATCACCATGTTGGTACAATCTATCGGGCTTGCAATTTTAAATATTACGGTCTTACAGATAGAAAAAAAGATTTCTATTATTCAGACGGAACTAAACACTCTCGTGGAAAAATAAAAGGTTCCGAAGGTGAATGGAGAGAAAGAAGTAGAAAACATAGATATCTAATGGTATTTGATAAAGAACTTAAAAAACGCTTGACATGGAAGGAAGAAAAGTGGTAAAATACTAAAGTGTGAAGGAAGTGCGGAGAGGAGATCCTTATGGGTCTCCTCTTTTTTCATATGATAAATAATCCATAACGGAAACTATAAGCACTAATAAGATGGGTCTCTCTCGTTTAGACAATTTTCTGAAGTCAGTTCGTGGTACAATTCTTTATGTTGATCCGAACAGCATTGATGCTACAGATAGTATAGAGAATCAGGGTAATAGTCTCACAAGACCCTTTAAGACACTTCAAAGGGCACTTATTGAAGCATCGAGATTTTCATATCAAGTTGGATTGGAAAACGATAGATTTAATAAAACAACAATTCTTTTATATCCTGGAGATCACCTTGTAGATAACCGCCCAGGATGGATTCCTGATGGCGCAAATAATTTCCGTTTACGCAATGGTGTATCCTCAAACGATTTCCCCCCATTTGACCTAACCACTAACTTTGACCTGACTACAGAAAATAATGCATTATATAAACTGAATAGTATTCATGGTGGTGTAATTATTCCGAGAGGAACATCCATCGTTGGTATGGATTTAAGAAAAACGATAATTAGACCAAAGTATGTTCCAAATCCAGAAAATGATAATATTGAAAGATCTGCTGTTTTCCGTGTAACTGGCGGATGTTATTTCTGGCAGTTTACCGTTCTTGATGCAGATCCAAATGGCATTTGTTATAAAGATTATACAACTAATGTGTTTGTCCCCAATTTTTCGCACCACAAACTCACTGCATTTGAATATGCAGATGGTGTGAATGATGTAAGTATCGCAGATGATTTCCAGACATATTCAACGGATCGTACAGATCTGGACATGTATTATGAAAAGGTTGGTCTTGCTTATGGACAGGCATCTGGAAGACAAATTCAACCAGACTATCCATCATCTGGAATTGATATTCAACCAAAGATTGATGAGTATCGTATTGTAGGATCTCGTGGTGCAGAAGTAGGAATCACAAGTATTCGTTCTGGAGATGGTGTAACTGGATCTACGAACATTACAGTTACTTTAGAAAGTGCTGTTGCGGGACTTGATGTTGATACTCCAATTCAGATTCAAGGAGTTGGTGCAGTTGGGTATGACGGTCAGTATGTCGTAAGTGAAGTTAACGGTCCTACGGAAGTTGTATATCAAGTTCAAAATATTCCAACCAATCTATTACCATCGATCACTGGATCAACTCTCAATCTTACAGTAGATACTGTAACTTCTGCATCTCCATACATTTTTAACATCTCTCTGAGATCCGTTTATGGTATGTGCGGTATGCACGCTGATGGTAATAAAGCATCAGGATTTAAGAGTATGGTTGTTGCCCAATTCACTGGAATTGGTCTTCAAAAAGATAATAATGCATTTGTAAAATATGATTCAACATCTGGTACTTATCAAGACTCTACTGCTTTTGGAAATGAGAATATTCATACAGATTCAAGAGCACTCTTTAAACCAGAATATAGAAACTATCACATCAAATGTTCAAATGATGCATACATTCAAGTAGTTTCAGTTTTTGCAATTGGATATTCTGAACATTTTAAAGCTGAAAGTGGTGGTGATCAATCAATTAATAACTCAAACTCAAACTTTGGTGCCAAAGCATTAGTTGCAAGTGGATTTAGAAAGGATGCTTTCATTAGAGATGATGTTGGTTATATTACACACATCATTCCACCAAAAGTTCTTGAGACTTCTGAAGTTAGTGTAGAATACCTTCCACTTGATGTAAGTAATACGATTAGTATTGCAAACGCAAGTAGATTGTATTTCTATAATGAAACAAATGAATCCATTAAACCTGAAGGTGTAATTGAAGGTTATCGTATTGGTGCAAAACCAAATGATACTTTGAATGTTTTCATTAATCAAAGTGGAATTGCAACTGAGTATTCTGCAAACATCTTGATGCCTGGTTCTACAACTGCAACTAGTCAAAAAGAATTTAATGTAGGAAGAAGTGTTGCAGGTATTAACAGTATTTCTAGCAATGTTCTGACTTTAACTTCTGCACATACTTTTATTAATGGTGAAACAATTCGTGTTATTTCAAATACAGGACAACTTCCTGATGGATTAGATCCAAATCAAGTTTACTATGTAATTACCGATAATGTTGCTTCAATTAATCCAGATCAAATTAAGGTTGCAAAGACTTTAAATGACGCAACAAGTGACAGTGCAATTACAATTAATAACAAGGGTGGAATCCTAAGTGTTGTCAGTCGTGTTTCTGATAAAAAGTCGGGTGATGTTGGACATCCTATTCAGTATGACACAGGCAATAACCAGTGGTATGTCAACGTATCATCTACATCGACTGCAAATACCATTTATTCGACAATTGTTGAACTTGGAACTGCTTCTTTGGGAAGTGCGACACCAAGAACTTACATTAAGAGAAAACCTGATACTCGTAACTTAATTGACACTGTATACAGAGTTCGTTATGTAATTCCTGCAGATGCAACAAACGCAAAACCACCTCTGGATGGATATATTCTCCAAGAGTCTAATACTTCAATTGGATCTACAAGTAGTGAAGTTGCATTCCAATTTAGTCCCACATCAGTAACCTTAGCAAATTCAACTCAGTTAA